AGGAACTTTCAGAAGAATTCCAAGAGAAAGCAAGGACAATTTTTGAAGCTGCAGTTAACTCAAAAGTTAACGAGATTCAAGAAGCGATGACCGAAGAGTACGAGAAAACTTTGACAGAGCATCTAGAGGGTGTTAAGTCTGAGTTGATCGAGCGTACAGACGCATACTTGGAGTATGTCTCTGACGAATGGTTAAAAGAAAATGCGATTGAAGTCGAGCATGGTCTTAAGACCGAAATGACTGAATCATTCCTTCAAGGTATGAAGGGACTATTTGAAGATCATTATGTATCAATTCCTGATGACAAATATGATGTGCTAGAAAGCATGGTAAATAAACTTGATGATATGGAAGGCAAGCTCAATGAGCAGATAGAGAAAAACATCTCTCTCAACAAGAGACTCGGAGAATCTACAGCAGATGGTATTTTTAATGAAGTATCCGAAGGACTTGCAGAGACACAAAAAGAGAAGTTAAGATCTCTAGCTGAAGGAATAGAGTTTGAGGGTGAAGAAGCTTACCGTGAGAAGATTGTTACACTTAAGGAAGGTTACTTCCCAAGTAATAGCAAGTCTAAGGTTTCAAGCAATAAATCCGAAACCATTTCGGAAGGTATAGCAAACGAGGAGATTGTCGATAACGGTCGTGCAATGAACTCCTATCTTTCTGCCCTTAACTTGGGTGGCAAAAAATAATCAACCACAAATTCAATTCTAAGTACAATGTACAATGCCGAAAAAATAATGGAGAAGTGGGCTCCATTGCTAGACGCAGAAGGTGTAGATCCTATTAAGGACGCACACCGTAGAAGCGTTACAGCAGTTCTTTTAGAGAACCAAGAAAAGTTTTTAGCAGAGCAATCTGCATTTGAGAACGGAACTTCAATGCTTACAGAAGCAGCTCCTACAAACAGTGGTAATGCTGTTGGTGCTTCTGGTGCGTTCAGTGGCGGTCAAGCTGCCGACGCTGGTCCTGTTGCAGGTTTCGATCCAGTTCTTATCAGTTTAATCCGTCGTTCAATGCCTAACCTCGTTGCATACGAGTTAGCAGGTGTTCAACCAATGAACGGACCTACTGGTTTGATCTTCGCAATGAGATCTAGATTCACTAACCAGTCTGGTGACGAAGCATTCTTCAACGAACCAGAATCAGCATTTTCTGCTAACAAGGCAGGAACCAACATTGGTCAGGCAACTCAGGGTGACTACACTCAAGGAGTTGACGATGACGGTACAGTTGGTTTCGGTTCTACTGGTACACAGAGAGGAACAAACCCTGCGATCCTTGAGAACAATGCATCTGACGCTGTTCAAGCACAGTACTCAGTTGGTCAAGGTATGGCAACTGGAGACTCTGAAGCACTTGGTGACGGAGTTAATGGTGACTTCAACGAGATGGCATTCTCCATCGAGAAAGTTACTGTTACTGCTAAGTCAAGAGCACTAAAAGCAGAGTACAGTTTGGAACTAGCACAAGACCTTAAGGCAATCCACGGATTGAACGCTGAGGCTGAGTTAGCAAACATACTTTCTTCAGAGATCCTCGCTGAAATTAACAGAGAAGTTATCAGAACAATCTACAAAACTGCTGAAGCAGGTTCACAAGTCAATGTAGCAAACAACGGTTTCTTTAACCTTGATGTTGACTCCAATGGTAGATGGTCAGTTGAGAAGTTCAAAGGACTTCTATTCAACATAGAGAGAGATGCAAACAGAATTGCACAAAGAACTCGTCGTGGAAAGGGTAACATCATCCTTACTTCCGCTGATGTTGCTTCTGCTCTAACTATGGCAGGTGTACTTGATTACACTCCTGCATTAAACGCAAACTTACAAGTTGATGACACAGGCAATACATTTGCAGGTACTATCAATGGTAAGTACAGAGTGTATATCGACCCATTCTCAGCCAATAGTGCTCAAAACCAGTACTATGTTGTAGGATACAAAGGTACATCACCTTACGACGCAGGACTATTCTATTGCCCATATGTTCCTCTACAAATGGTAAGAGCAGTTGGGGAGAACAGTTTCCAACCTAAAATTGGTTTCAAGACAAGATACGGTCTTGTATCAAACCCATTTGCAGAAGGAACTGCTCAAGGTCTTGGTAGAATTACTTCTAATAGTAACAGATACTACCAGAGAACAGTTGTTCAAAACTTAATGTAATTCATATTACATATCTTTTAAGGAGGGTGCTTGACACCCTCTTTTTTTTATGCTACTATATAATATGTTCAGAGACTTACTGGGTAGGTTTCATTTTTTGGGGTTTCCAAATGGCAAAAAAATTACCGTGGGGTAAGTTTACCCACGAAGATCTTCGTGTAGATCATGAAGATGACATATATCTTGATTTTCCTTTTTTGAAATTTGTAGGAAATTCAATGATAAACAAGATTGAGTTTCGCACTGGTGATAATTCAGTTCGTAGTTTTAAAGAGACAAAAGATGCAAAGATGGTAGGACTATCTGCATCCCTTTACAATGGTTGGGATAGAACATCTTGGCCGATTCCTTATGTTAAAATTAAAACAAAGGATACTGCGGACAAAGAAGCATTTGATAGAAGACATACTTTAAATGTATGTCGTAGATATAACTTTGTAGATGAAGTACCTGGTGCAGAGTATGTAAGAATAAATGCTCCAAATAAAGGATACTTTAATAAGTTTGAACTTAACTCCATACTAACCATGGCTGCTATGTGGGGTAATGTTTTTGGTCCTATTGTAGAAGATACAAAGGAACATAACTTTGAAACTGCTTGCGTCAGAATTCTTAAGACAGAACAAGCAAAAGTTGATAAGTCAGAATGTAATCTTATTCAAAGAGATTTTATAAAATTTATCTTAAAGTATATGGGTTGCTATCAGCGATATGATAACAATGAGCAGATTGTTAATAGGATAGCAGGAAGAGTGATAGAAGCTTTTAGAGATCCAGAAACTGTTGCTGATAGATTAGCAATCAACAACAATAAAAAAGATCTTGAAACTTTCATAGAAAACTCTGAAGACTGGAGTGCACATAACACTGAAGATGACAAGTATCATTATGAAACTATCATAATTCAAGACAATGATAGTTTATGTTTTACATACGCAGAAAAACTTCTTACTAGATTATGTTCTCGTTCAGATGGAAAGATAACAAAAGTTCTTCTTTACAATGAAAAGAATGCAGACAATCCAAAGAAGATAGTTTCTTCTCGTCATCTGTTTAAGCAGAGACTTAACTCATCTTATCAAACAAGAAGAGATGCTGCTCTTGCACCAGTTGAGTCAATACTTAATAAAGAAGTTATTCCTTGTAAAAAACTAAATGAGTTTCCTTTAGAACTCTGGTGTATGAATCAACTTGATGATGAGGAAGAACCAGTTGAGATATCATTTGACTTAGAAGAGGGTTAACACCCTCTTTTTTTTGTCTAAATATAAACATGTATTAAGAAATGTTATGGATGATGACAGAGACTTACTCGCAGAATTACAAGAGGCGATAGCACAAGGTCCTATCATCTTTACTCCTGACGAAGAATTTTTAGAAAAATTAAACGATAAAAAAGAGGACTAAATAACAGTAGGAAAGAACTGTTTGAATGACTAATTCCTTTTACGACAATCAAATAAAGAATAGGAATTTTCTGTCTCCATCTGGGTTTCAGTTCAATCTTGCTAGAGCACCAAAGGTAGATTTCTTTTCCAATTCAACCAGAATACCTGGCATACAGTTGGGAAATATTGATGTAGGAAATTATCTAAAAGCAATTCCTGTGCCAGGTGATCAGATACAGTTTGAGGATCTCACTCTACAATTTTTAGTAGATGAGAACATGGAAAACTACTTAGAAATTCATAACTGGATTTACTCATTAGGTTATCCTAAGTCTGTTGATCAGTTTGGAGATTTGGTTCGTGCTGATGATAATCAATTTGTTATAGATGATTTGAGACAGTTTAGTGATGGAACGCTAACAGTTTTAAATAGCAACTTTGTTCCTATGTCATACATTAAATTTAAAGATCTATTTCCAATATCTTTATCTACTTTGGAATTTACTGCAAGTGAAACTGACTACTCATATTTTACAGCAACAGTTACATTCAAATATCTCATCTATGAAATCCTTGACACCAAGTTCAAGGTTAAAACATCATCCATTACAACATGAATCTTGAAACTATACAAAGTAT